ATTTTGTTGTTCTTGTAAAATACTTTTACTATATAGCATCCTACACGATGGTATTCAGCGAGATTTTAATGTGGAGCATTAGCAGCTTTTATGCTGCATCTTTTTCCTCAGTTATGTTGGTGGTGATTTATTGGCACCTCAGGTACTGGAGAAAGCGTATAATGCGCAATATAATGCACATGTGGAATTTAGCCGAGTATTATGTGTTAATGGAGGAAGTTGAGCCGGTCTATCAAGAGCCAAAAGGCGTCATGATGGACTTTTTGGAGACGACATATGGATACGTAGTTAGTAAATTACCTGGCAATTCTAATTTAGAGTTGTTTGCTTATGTTATATTGAGTGCTCTAGGACTGATAATTGCGGTATTTCTGTTGAAAGCCATAGTGAAGAGTTTAATGAAACTGTATGTTAAAATGCAGGTATATGACTTGGATGGCTTTTCGGAAAAGGTACGCGTAGGTTCAGTGCTGGAGAATTCTATGCAGGAGCCAGCCTTTCAGGCTGAGGTTTGGGTGCGTAGGAAAGGACCATATGTGAAGAGTGGGCAAGGCTTCCTGACCAATTTCGGTTTTTTTACGGCCTACCATGTAGTAGAAGACGTGGAGAGCGTTATGCTCGTTAAGGGTAGTAATAAAGTCGAGATAACACCTGATTTATTCGTGCAGTTGGAGGGGGATGTTGCGCTTTATAAAATGACGCAACAAGTGGCTTGTAAGCTAGGATTGTCGCAGTCTAAGCTTTATCCTATAGAGACCCCACACAAGGCAGGTTTGGTCGTAAGGGTTCATGCTTTTGGCCAACGTACAATGGGAGTTTTGAGGCCGGATGAAGGATTTGGTTTAGTTGTTTATGAGGGATCCACAATAAAAGGGTTTAGTGGAGCGCCGTATCATGTAGGCCGTATGGTATACGGAATGCATATGGGTGGGTCGACTGTAAACCTTGGTTTAGCTGGAGCGTATTTGCATATGCTCGCTAAATATGAGTTGGAGGATACTGATGATTATTTGCAACAGCAGATAATGAATGAAGGCAAAGAATTTGTCTGGCAGAGAAGCCCGTATGACCCTGACGAGGCAAGAGTTCGAATAGAAGGGAAATATTATCAAACTGATATGGATTTCATAAGGAGAATGGAACAGAAAGTTAAAGGTAAACAAGTTAGTTATAAGAGGCCGGATTACGAGGAGGAGGCTTTATCAGAAGTGTCTGATGAAAGTTTACCGTTAGCCCCTAGAGGAGCTATGTCGTATCCTGATTCAAAAAACTTGCTGGAAGCCCCGGCTGTCAATGCTGGGGCAAGTGGAAAGCTCGAGGGTCGGGTAGGTGTACCGAAAGGTATATTGAATCACCTCCGAGAAATAGATTTAGAGTCCCGCGAGGCTTTGGTGAGCTACCTTATGGATGGCCAGCCAGTGACTCGTGTTCAGCAAAACGAAGTTTCAGGCTCCACGCGGAAAAATTCGAGAAATCGAAAGCGAAAGTTGAAGAAACAGGTTCAGCGCCAAGTGAAGCAGAGCTCCAACAATGTTTAGGAGCTGCTTTGAAATCTTATAACGCTTGGAAAAGTAATTTGGACTATGATTATGAAATTTGGTTTGATAAAGAATTTTCGAAAGCGGTGGATGAAATTGATATGGATTCAACACCAGGAAATTGTCAATTTAAGAGTTTAGGTTCAACAAACAAAGATATTTTTAAGTATGAGGCCGGTATATGCGATCCCGAGCGAGTGGCTATGGTACGATGTGCTGTCAAAAGCCGCTTGGATAGGTTGATAGCAGGTTATTTGGAGGCCGATACTATTAATGTGTTTGTTAAGCCTGAACCACATACCACCGCGAAATTGACAGAAGGCCGTCTTAGGCTGATAAGTGCTGTATCGTTGGTAGATACCATGATTGATAGGGTACTGTTCGGTTGGGTACAACGAAAAGCTTTGACCGTGGTTGGTAGAACGCCATGTTTGTGTGGCTGGTCTCCCATGGTTGGAGGATGGAGGTATATATATGGTAGGTTTAGAAACCAGCCAGTATTATGCCTTGATAAGAGTAGTTGGGACTGGACAGTTCAAGAACACGTGGTAATTTTTTGGAAAAGATTTCTGTCTGAGCTGGCTGTTGGACACCGTAATTGGTGGACAATAGCAGCAAGTGCTCGATTTGAGGTCTTGTTCAAATTGGCATCTTTTCAGTTTAAGGACGGCACTGTGGTTCAACAGGAAGGAACCGGTATTATGAAGTCTGGATGCCTTTTGACATTGATCCTAAATTCAGTTGGCCAGTCCTATTTGCATTATTTATCGATGCTTAGGATAGGCAGGAATCCGTTACAACATCAGCCTATATGTGTTGGTGATGATACGGTTCAAACATCTTTTGAGGATATACGTGAGTATGTCTATGAAATGGAGAAGTTGGGAGCAGTGGTTAAGGGCGTTAAGATACGTAACTGGGTTGAATTCTGTGGATTTGCTTTTGCCAAGGAGACTTGTGTTCCGGCATACTGGCAGAAACATTTGTTTAAGCTGCAGTATTGCAAGCTAGAAGACTCGTTAGCGAGTTATCAAATGATATATGCCAATGAGCCAGTGATGTATGATCTCCTTTACCGCCTTGCGATGCAAGTTAATCCCGAGTTGGTGATCACTCCAGTGGAAGCGAAACTGATCATGAATGGTTAGTCGAGGGGCATTGACCCGTGCTGAAGTTGAACCAGCTTGATGAGGCTCACAGTAGATGCCGGGCAGAGAATGGGCCTTGCGATGCAAGTTAATCCC